GCGGGTGATAGTTCGAGGGCGTACACAATAAGGACGGACATGAAATATTCATGTCAGCCGTGGGTATGTCAGTGTAAACACTGCATAACCACCTAGCGATTAACTCGCTAGTGTTGTAGTAACCCAACTTATAAAGGTTATTGGAAAATTCCAAAAAACCTAAATAAGTGCTAGTGCGAGGGCGTAACGACCATTGTTCGTGTAAACGAACAGGGGTGACAGGAATGCCTTTATAGGCATCCATGCCACAGGATTCTCTAAAGAATCCGTGGTAGCAACTCTTATCCCGGTTTACTAATAAACCAAAGGACTCGAGTAGCTTCATAGACGTTTCGGCTTGCGCCGATTCAACTATGACGTCATCACCGTATACTAAGATGCTCTCGCGAGCATCCGCATCGGTCGTACCCGCAGTCAGGATGGCCCAAACGGTTAACGCCAGTACGGGAAAGCATAAAGCTGACCCCATTGGCGCATACTTATTGAGCTTCTTAATCCTGCCGTCAGGTAAGACTGTTCCTAACGATCTGCAAGCTTCCAAATATTCACAAATGTGATATGGAAACAGCAGGCGAACCAGACCAACAGTTACGCGATCACTCGCATCTTTAAGATCGAGTGTAGCGTACCTACCCGTTTTGGAACCTAACAAGGCTCCAAATTGGTTCGGTTGTTGGTTTGTAAAGTGGACATTCCATCGTGTTAAACGATGGGATTCCACATGCTCCACAATGGCCGCGCCCAAACCTTGTTGAACCCACTGGAATTCCAGGGGCTCGCAAGATATCAAGCGAGGACCGCGAGAATCTTTGGGAACGAGTATAACTCGTGCCATCGATTCTACTTCGACTAATCCCTCGAATGAGGGATATGTATCCAACAGTGCATCCACTGAAGCGCAAAAATACGCGTCAAAGGGATACATTTGCTGGATCCGAGGGTTAATTCTCTCAAAATGCCATTTCTCCCAGAGTTGTTCCGATGTGGATACAGCTCCAGGACCATGACAAGGGAGAATCTCCCGTGCATCGAACGCTTGAAAAAGCCTATACAGGTATTTTCTAGCTTTACGGACGATTGGCCAAAGCTCCCCGAGGTCAGAAATGACTTCAGGACTTTGGAACCCGGCCGCATCAATTTGATTCGAAACTTTTCGAAACCAATTGTTGTAGTGCTCGATTTCATAACAGGTTTTTATAAACTTGTCAATGACCGATTGTTCTGTCGAAGGGGCGTAGGGCAACTCTAGTTTGTAAAAAACAAACAGGAGTTGTCTTAATGCCTTGATGCTAGCCACACAGGGCTCCGGAAGGACCCGACCGTCTATCGAGAATACTCTCTGGAATAGTTCACCGAAAAGTTTCGGCAACTTACTGCCGCGTAGCGGTTCAAACCGTAACGCAGTAGCGTCCATAATAGTATTCTCTGCAAGCGCCTGGTCAAGGCGCTTACCTAGACTGGGCAGGGTTTTTGTTAAAAAACCCATTCCTTCCAGTGCATAACGACGCTCAATCTTTTGGATTGTCCGCCGATATGCAGACGATGTAATCACACCGCTGAGTGACGTTTTAACGTCAAGCAACAGGTGACCGAGGATCTGTATATACGGATCTTGGCTCTTATTGGAGGCCATAAGGTTCTCCATCCAAGAGCATGTGTTACCTGTGCTCGTTTACTACGAAAGGAAGAGGTACATCGAAAAATGCACCTCCTACTTATGCCACAGTGCGAGGTCGACCACTAAACGTGATCGTTCTCCGCAGAACGTGACTGGCGCAGTCTAGCGCGAGTCTCGACTATGGTATTCGTTACTTCCAACGGTTGCACTTGATGGATTAAGGGCGTTGTCGAGGGTTTTACCCCTTGCCAATCGACCTGCAATCGATCAAATGCGCACCCAACCGCGAAAAGCAGTCCATTTAATAGGATCGCTTCCCAAAGGACGGGTGGCCGAAAGAAGTTCCTTGAGGGATGGTCAATGCTATTCCTATTCATATATATGATAAGGTTTATATGGTTACAACCCCTACTAACGGCAGCTTTCGCAGCCGCGTTCGGGCACCATGGACGTTGTTAAATCGTCCCATTGATCATCGCATCGGCGCCGTTGCCCGTGCAGTCAAACTTGACAGTAGTATCCCCGCCTGTTGAGGCGAGGAACGATATCAGGTTTGCAAGGACATTCTTCATTTCCGCCGCAGTGGCGAGATCCCCAGTAGGGAGATCGCCAACGGCGTAAAATGAAATAGTCCGAGGGAGATTATCCGACCCGGTGACAGTTTTGTCAACACGGATCAGCGACCTTCGCCGCAAGTCAACGCCCGAACCAGTCTCACTGTGAGATACAGTAAGACGGTAAGGCGCATTGGGAGCTTCGCCATTTTTGGCGAAGATCACTTTGCGTTCCGAAACACTCATCCTGAGGAATTCAACCTCAGTACCAGATGAGTCCTTCACTTCATTCGTAGTTAGGTTTGCAGGTAACATATTACATGCTTTTCGCTAGTGTGGGGTTAATTCCCCTATCCATGCGCTAGTACATGTATAACTGCCTACAGTCCTCGGGATGAACCCAAGGCTGCTAGCAAACTGAATTCACGAGAACTCAGCCCACTCGTCGTTATCGCTCGAATGTAGTCCGGCCAATACAACACGCGTTTATATGCGTGTTCGTAGAAGTCGAACGCTGTACCCTTATGCGTTTCGCAATGAACATTGCGAGCGACGTCAAAAGAGTAACAGTACTGTCGTATGACTACCACTGGTTCAATATTGCGACGCTTGAACTGATCGATCCATGAACTTACGTTCACGATCCAATCAAGGACAAACGTCCAACGAATGTGATTCCAGATAATCGCAGGGTTAAGATTAACCCCGAGGTCATCAAGAAAAGCATTCAGGACGTCACCGTCCGACCCAGTCAGTCCATCTAATTTATAGGTGTACTGAAGAGTTGCATTGAACCTTTTCGTGCCATATGTTACCGTAGTCTTGCCCGTAACGGGCGTACTATCCGCCAAATAATATGGAGGAGTGTACGGTCCGCAAGAGCGCTGACCATCTGTCAGCCCAGACAATGAAGTCTGGAAGTGCTTCGTTAACGGTTTGTTTCGATTCGCGAGAAGCCTATTAAGCTTAACTCGCGCATCTTGCAAAGCCTGGCTTACGCCAGCTATGTCACGTATGATAGGAGCAATCCCAAAACTCCAAGTGAGATAGGGATCGCTAACCGTCTTCGACAACATCCTTAAAGTGAGCTTATTTCGCGAAAGCGCTGATAAGCTCGTGAGGATGCGCCGTGCAGACGTACCTACATACCGAAGGTCCTTCAGTTCGATGATATCATTCACCAAACCGTTAGTATCTTCGTGTATGGATGGCAGCATCGCAGATAAACTGCGATCCACCAAAGGCCGCGGATCAGCTGGATCATTTACATGATACAGACTCGATGCG